GAACGAATTTGATTCAGCAATTAGAGGATTAAAATTAGAAGCTAGCTTAATAGACGTGATAGATAAAGAGACAGGAAAACTTCTAGAGAAAGAAGTAACAAGAAAAAAATTAATAGAAGATCAAATAAGTTTACTAACAAGAATAAATGAGCAAAAACAACAAGAATTGCGACTAACGTCTGCGATTGATAATGCTGAAAAACAATTAAGCATTGGAAAAACAAGATTAGTTCAGCAAGAAATTAAACTATCGGCTGCGATTCTTAAAGAGCAAAAGAACATACTTCTTGCCCGGCAAGCCCAGCAGAATATTATAGACGCGACACCGGCTAAACTGGACCAAGAGCTTTCACTGGTGCAAGAAGGTAACAACGCAGAACAAGAACGCTTCGACATTGCACAAAGAATAAATGGAGAAAAAGAAAGAGAACTCGAAAGACAAAATATAGCTATTCAAAGATCTGAAACTCAGTTAGAGCTATTAAGACGTCAGAAAGATGAAATGAAGCAGATTCAGGATAGTGCTGCTCAAGCACTTGAAACTGGTTTACAATCAAAGATAGCTGCTATAATTAAAGGGCAGGAGAATAGCATAAAAGATGCTATTTTAGGAATTGCTCAGGGCATAGGAAATGCTATTGCGGATACTCTTGCAAAACAGTTTACAACTAAAATAATGTCTGGATTATTTGGTATTAAATCGCCAGAAGAGCTGATGAAAGAGAAAGTTGTAGAAGGTATAGAAGCGGGTGCACAAATTCAACATAAAGCAATAGTAGATGCTTCTCAAATAGGATCAGAGTTTTTCAAGAAAGCAATTATAGAGTCAAGCGGTGGAACCTATACAAGTACGCCCACTAGCAATGCTAGCCCAGGAGGTGCTCAAGGAGCCTTGGCAAGTGGTACATCTGCTACTCCAAAAAAGGGTGGTTTTATGAACTATTTATTTGGTAAAGGCGGAGCCGGGTATGAGGGTTCCGTACATAATCCAGGTGGTATGGATGAGGCGGTTGTTGGAGCAACGAAAATAGGTATTTTTCGACCATTCTTAGATGACTTCGGTGCAATTTTCGATAAACAAGCGGAAGGGGGCTTTTTAACAAAATTAGGAAAAACTCTTATGAGTGGTGCAGACGGCTTTAGTGCTTTATTCGAAGGATTGCTTGGGGGTATTGGAGGGGATGGTGGCTTTCTTTCTTCTATTTTATCTTTCTTACCTTTTAGATATGGAGGAATAACAGGTGGATATTCTACTGGAGGAATTGCAAGAGGCCCACAGGCAGGATACCCCGCAATGTTACATGGTAATGAAGCAGTTGTACCTTTACCGGATGGAAATAAGATTCCTGTCGAAATGCGTGGAGGAGCAATGAGCAATAATATTGGCATCACAGTAAATATTGATAATCAAGGAAATGCTCAAAGTGATGCCTCAGCTCAGCCGGGGCAGGGGGCTAAATTAGGTAAAGTTATTTCAATGGCTGTACAAGAGGAACTACAGAGACAAAAACGTCCTGGAGGTATTCTTAGCCCCTATGGAGCAGCATAATGGCACTTGGATTTACAGACTTAACAAATACTCAACGAATACCAGATAAAGGATTTACAAAATCCTCTAAACCTCGTGTTCATAGAATTTCTTTTGGCGATGGCTATGAGCAGAGAGCTGTGAACGGGATAAATAACCTTGCCGAAGACTATAAACTGACTTTTAGAAATAGAACAAAAGAAGAGATAGATGATATCATTGCATTTTTGGATAATAAAGCAGGAGTTACATCCTTTAACTTTACGATTCCAGATAGCAATGTTGGCGGTAGCTCTGAAAAAACTATAAAAGTTGTCTGTGATACTTATAGTCAGACTTATGAGTATGATGATTTCTATACCTGTACAGCAACTTTTAGACGGATTTATGAAGCATGAGTGATTTAGTAAAAGATGTACAAAAACAGACAATTTCTTCTGGCTATGTGTTTCTTTATGAGCTAGAGTATTCTTCTGGCTCTTTTGCGAGATTTTATGCAGGAGTGGATGAAGATTTAACGGATATAGAGTTTCGAGACTCTTCAGGAAATATTGTTACCTACACTGCAATACCCATGCAGGCTGAAGGATTTGATATAAGTTCTGATGGTTCATATTCTCGTCCTACTTTATCCGTTGGTAACTTGGGCACAGTATTTACGGATGCAATTGGAGGCCTATCTCATCAAGATTTAATAGGAAAAAGACTTACTAGAAGAACAACTTTAGAAAAGTATTTAGTTGGAGGAACAGGAGATTCTGGTTCGGGTAATCCTCCAGTCGAGTTTCCAAAAATAGTATATATTATTGATAGAGTACAAAGTAAAACAGTGGCGAGCATAACTTTTGAGTTAGCAGCACCATTTGACTTAGCAGGAATAACACTTCCCAGAAGAGTAATTGTTGGAGGAGCTTGTCCTTTTAAGTATAAAGGAGCTGCTGCATCTGTATCAGAAGTAAATAAAATAGGTGGATGTAGCTGGGATGAAACTATCATAGCAACTGATACATCAAATGTTTTTATGAATAAATTTGATGAATACATAGTTTCTTCTTCGATTAGTTTTACTGTATTTACTGCTGGAGCCACGAACGCAACGAAAGGTAATTATTATCGTACAAGTGAGTCAAAAACACAATTAAATAAAAATGGACAGTCTGCTGAAACTGTTGTAGCGTATTGGCAGGCTTTAGCAGCAACAACTGCTACTCCTTCCGATACAGCTCCTTCTCTTTGGAGGCGTGTGCGAGTATTTCAGAATTACTCAGCATCTACAACATATTATGGATATACAGACTCTAGATGTAATAGTTATGTTCTTAAATCTGGAAAGCTTTGGCAAGTAGCAAAGTTTACTCAGGTTGGTGGAAGCCATGATACTGTACAAGAGGGTGTTTTTTGGACAGAAGGTGATATTTGTGGTAAAAAAATTAAGTCTTGCTCTTTACGATTTCATGCAAAAGAGCATAGTTCTATAACAGCGGGTATAGCCGTAGAAACAAATTCTAATATTGCACTTCCCTTTGGAGGATTTCCCGGTGTTCGACAGCGACGATAGTGAAATAGTAAAAGACTTACTCAGCGTTTATCCAGAGGAGGGCTGTGGTCTTTTAATAAATAAAAAAGGAAAGTTAGTATGGAAGTTTTGTACTAATATAGCAGATGACCCTGAAGAAGATTTCGTAATTGATCCGAAAGAGTATATCGAGGCGAGTCTAGTAGGTACAATACACTCAATAATACATAGCCATGTTGATTCTTCTTGTGAACCGAGTTCAGGCGATAAAAAAGCTAGCTGTTTTCTACAAATACCTTATACTATATACTCTTTAAGAGATGAGGAAAAGTATACATTCACTCCTCCAAAAATAAATAATCCTTTATTAGGAAGAGACTATGAGTTTGGCTCACAAGATTGTTACTCTTTAGTTAGAGATTACTACAAAGAAAACTTTAATCTTATTCTTCCAAAAACTGTATTTCAAGATAATTGGTGGGATGAAGGGTTAAATTATTTTGACGATCTTTTTGATGCTTTTGGGTTCGAAGAGGTAGATACGCCTGAGATAGGCGATGGAATTATTTTTAAAGTATTTTCTCATGTTCCAAACCACTGCGGAGTATATGTAGGAGAAGATAATTTTATTCATCATGCAATTGATCGGCTCTCTTGTAAGGAGTCTCTCCATTCAGGGTGGGGAAAACATATTCATAGGATAGTAAGATGCAAACAGTTTATTTAAATGGAAGTATATCAAAGTTCGGAGATGTTTGGCATACTGATTGCGACAACATTCGTGATATATTTAAATTAATAGAATGTCAAACTTCTGGATTTCGTCAGCATTTGGTTGATGCAGGCGATGCAAATGTTGGATACGAAATACAGCGTGGATCAGAATTTTTAGAGTCAGAAAATGAACTGTTGCTGTCTTTAAAAGATGAAGATATTATCATAACAGAAGTTCCTTCTGGCTCAAAATCAGGTGGAGCAAAAATACTTGCAGCTATAGCTATCATTGCCGTTGCTTTTATTGTACCCGGCGGCCTTAATTTAATTTCAACGACAGCAACTTCAGCCACAGGAGCAGCCAGCACTACTTATGCTATAACATCAGGGGTACTAGGAACAGCCTTAGTAGGTGTCGCAACAAATTTAGCACTTACAGGTATTTCTCAATTACTCGCTCCTGGACCTGAAACAGATCAAGGCACAGCAGAGTCTTACCTTTTTAATGGACCAACAAATAATATAACCCAAGGACTACCAGTTCCTGTAGCATATGGTGAGTTAATAGTGGGAGGCGCTCCAATTAGTTTTTCTTATGTAAATAATAGTGGCTCATATGCTACAATTGATCCTGGTTCTAATTTTGATGAAGATGACGGAGATAATGTATGGCAGTAATTTATGAAAACCAACACGCAGCTCTCATAGATTTAGTCGCTGCGGGTGAAATAGGCGGTCTAGTAAATGGGTATGCCAGTATATTTTTTAATGGCGTAGCCTTGCTAGATGAAACTAAAGCTACAGCTACAGCTAAATCAGGAACTGCAACAGTTTCTGGCACATCCGTTACAAATGCAAATGGGTTATTTTTAAATATTGATTTATCGCAAGGTGACAGATATTTACAAATAGTAGGAGCAGGCCCGAGTGATACAACAACAAGCCAGGCGCTTAAAGTAGGCACTCGTAATATAAGTACTGCTTCTGGTATTTTTGCTTCCAAGCACGAGCTTAATCCAACAAATGGAAATCATGCTATTCTTCCTTCAACAGCAAAATATACTATAAGAATAGCCGGTGCGGGAAGGAGTGGAGGAGAGTACAGAGGTATAGTTCAAACTGTAAATTCAAGTACAAATGCTACAATTTTTCCTCCAATATACACAGCGGTTAACTCTGGTGCTACAGTAAGCATTGATGAAGTACAAAAAATAAGCTCTATTACTAATGGTAATACAGCAACCTTAAGCTCTGCTGTAGAAACAAATGTAACTTCTGCTCGCGTTCGTCTTTCTTCCGTGGTTGTACCCAATATTTATAATGTACAAAATACTGGCCTTGACTTAGCTTATGATAATTTAACTGCTAATTTTTCAAGAGGAACAAGAGAGGGCGATGCTGAGGCTAGATCAATAGGCGGCTCGCAGACAGCAAATTTTATAATTCCATCGGGCCAACAGTTAAAGCTAGTCTCTGGAGTTACTACTGGGCAAGGCTCAAATGGCAGCCAGAGTCCTGCTGCAGGAGCTCTTACTTCCTCTTCTTTAAATCTCCCACAAAATAGCGCAGAAGAAATAGATAGAGTACGAGTAAATATTAAGTTTCCTGGGGGATTAAGACACGTTTCTGTAAAAGGAGACGATAATCCTGCATATGCAGAATTTCAAGTTGTTGTTAAGTATAAAGTAACTCCCTCTGATCCTGAAAAAGCAGTTTTAATTCATGGAAAAGATTATGGTGGAAGTAACTTTTTAAGTAATGTCCCTAACTGGACAAAAGCTGCTGCAGGTGGAAAGGCACAAAATAACTATAGAGCTATAGCAATAGCTTCTTATAGTTACACTGCGCGCGGACCAAGGATAGATACCGGCGGCAATACTGGTCTAATTAGAAAGCAAGGAAACAATCCTGCTTTTGTAGCAACCTTTGAGGTAGACTTAAAGCAGTTTCAGCCTTTTAGCTCGTGGGCTGTAGAAGTTAGAAGATTAAGTCCTGAGAGTGAGCTTGCGTACGCCGGGGATGAGTCTTTTGTTGGAAATGCTGTCATTGACTCTTTTGACTGCATAATAGAGGATAAATTTAGTTATCCAACATCTGCTCTTGCATACGTATCTTACTCTGCGGAAGATTTTCAAAATGTTCCACAAAGAGCATACCACATTTACGGTAAGAAAATAAAAGTTCCTACTAACTATATTACGAGAGAGGAAAGTAATACAGGGGTTGCTAAATATACTCGAAACCTCTCTGGTGTAGACACAGGAAGCTATGTTTCTTGGACAGGATCATTTAGAGGCGACAAAACTTTATCTCCTTCTAATGTAAATTTTAGAGAAGTATATTGTAATAATCCTGCATGGATTTTTTATGATATACTTATAAATAAAGAATATGGTTTAGGCGAGTTCTTAGAAGAGTCTGATATAGATAAGTTTGCTTTATTCAGAATTGCAAGATATTGTGATGAATTAGTGCCTGATGGAAAAGGAGGGCTAGAACCTAGATTTACCTGTAATGTTTATATTTCTCAGATAGAGGAATCCTATAAAGTTTTGAAAGATTTGGCAAGCACTTTTAGGGGAATGCTTGGCTGGATTGATGGATTGATTACTCCTATTCAAGATTCTCCAAAAGAAGCTCTCTATACGTTCACTCAAGGAAATGTAGAAGAGGGCATTTTTAGTTACACATATACAGGACAGCGAGCACGAATAAATCAAGTAAATGTAACTTGGAATAATCCTGATGAGTTTTATAAAAAGACTGTTCTTTCTGTAGAGGATACAGGAAATATTGTAAAACAAGGAAAAGTAGTACCTAAGGATATTGTTGCTTTTGGCTGCACATCAGAAAGTCAGGCAAGAAGGCTAGCAGACTGGCACATAGCTACAGATACAAAAGAGACAGAAATTGTTAGCTTTACTACAGGAATAAATGCTTCATATTTACGTCCTGGCGACATAATCAATGTACAAGACAAGGAAGCCTATAGCTTAGAATCGAGCGGACGAGTAGGGTTTGGCAGTAGTACAAATAGCATTGTATTAGATAGAACTGTTGATTTTGGTCCCGGCGGCACTGTTGGAACTGATTGTAAGTTAGTTATAATATTCCCTGGAGGAGGTGTATATTTAGCACAAGATACTCCTGCAACAATAGGATCAGGCAGTGCGCCTACTTATACTCGTGGTGCTTTTTTACCAGAAGCTCGTGATGCTAGCGGAAATCTTTTAGATCTTGTAAACAACCCCCCTACATCTGCAGCTTCTATAAATTATTTTGATAATAGTGGAAACCATATTGATGTTCAGTTTTCTACAAGTAGTAGGATTGAAACGAAAGATATTACAAATACAGGCACTGCAGCTTCTACGATTACTGTAAACGGTGCTTTTTCTCAAGCGCCTCTCCAAGACTATATTTGGGCAGTTATTTCTGACGATGAAACTGCAGATAATGTTAAGAAATTTAGAATTGCTTCTATTACAGAGGATGATGGGGGTAAATATGATCTAACTGCTACTCAGTACGAAGAAACAAAATTTGATGAAATAGATACTGCTGTTCCTACTTACACAACAGGATATGTTCCAGATACTGCAGCAAATAGACCGGTGCCACCGCCTACAGGTTTAACTCTTCAAATGGTTCCTTCTGCCTCGTCTTCAGTAGAAGGTCAGCCTATTTCTTTTGATACAATTATTACTTGGACTCCTCCTGTAGAAAGCATTGTGGATTCTGCAGGTAATACTCGTACTGTAAACTATAGGTTTACCGAAAGATACGAAATCGCTCATGATTTAACAGGTACCGGAACTGCAAGAGAAAATACTACAATTGCAATAGCAGAAAAAGGCTCTACAAATTTTACTGTAAATAATGTATCTGAGGGCGATTATCTTGTTAAAATACGCACAGTAAATACACTAGGTGCAAAATCGCCTTGGGAAATTACTTCAACATCCATAGCAGGTAAACTTCCGTCGGAGGGAAGTAATCTTGGCGTGGCAAGAGGGGGAAAGTTAGATGCGCCCTTTACTTTTAATACCTCAACAGGCTTGTTTACTATAAATGCAAGAAATTATACTTTTACACCGCCCTTTTCTTCTCGAGTTGCATTCTTAAGCGCAGCATCTGCACAGCGTATACAAGTATTTTCTACGATTAGCACCTCTGACGAAGTATTTTTATACTTTGATAGAAGCGCGGCAGCTTCTGATCCTTGGAAAGGAGTAGTAGAACATACAGATTCTACGGTTGAGGATATAGATGGTAATACGATTAATTTTACTTATCTAAAAGAGTTTGGAGCTGCTAACAACGGTTTGTCTACTACATCAGGAACTGTGTCTACAACTTTTGGCTCAAATATTGTACATGGGACTTCAACCAGTTTTAGTAGTGAGCTTGTTGTAGGTCAATTAATAAAAATTTCTGCAAACTCTTCCGCTGGAACAGAGGTAGCGGCAGCAGAGTATAGAGTAGTATCTAGTATTACAAGTAATACAAAACTGCTAACAACTACTCCATTTACAAGAACAACATCAGGTGTTAGTCTTCATACTACATCTCTCGTACCGGATACTGGAGAAGACTGTATTTTTGGTGTGGTGACTAAGAGCGGTACCGTATTTAATCTCGAGCTGTTTGGAGTAACAACACAGTCTCGTGGCGGCTATAGTGCGGTTTTAGATAACGAGTCTCATGTTTTTCAAGCAAATGCAGAAGGAGTAGTATCGTCTGTTGCGGGGGCAGACTTTGGTATAAGAGTATTTAACTCAGATGTACGATATTACTTTGATTCTTCCGCAAGCCCGGCTGATAATACCTATTCGTTAGGGACTATAGTGCAGTCTCCATCAAATGCACTAACTTTTAGCACTACTACAACAGGAAGCTCGCCTGCAGTAGATGCTTTTATTGATATTACTGCTATGTCTTCTACAGTTGATGCGGGAACTCTTACAATTCCAATCATAATAAATAATGGTGGTCCAACTTTTGAAAGAACTTTTTCTTTCTCAAAGTCAAAAGCAGGAAGTAATGGATCTCCTGGATCTGATGGCTTACGGACAATCCAAGGATATTTATTTTATGAGAAAACAACAGCAGGGGCGCCAGCAGCACCAAGCGGAAATACCTATACATTTAGTACAGGAGTAGTTACAGGCTCTGGCATAAATGATTCTGGAACAACAAATGTTTGGAGAAACAGTCCTCGAACACAAGACGCTACCTCGGATAACTTTTTTTGGACAGTTCGATATTATGGCCAAGAATCCAGTGCGGGTTCTTCAACAATTACTGTTGCTTATACAAATGTTGTTCAACAAACCAGTTTTACGGGAGTTGTGGTCTTTAGTGGGGGTACTCTTACAGATGGCAGCACATCAAAAACTCCATTAGAAGCATCTGATATAGGGTCAAGTGGTAGTACAACTATTGATGGCGGAAGAATAACAACAGGAGTTATAAATTTAGGAAACTCAAGTGGAATGGCAATTAGGCAGGGTAAAACT